CTGCTCCCAAAGCAGGTGCCATGACCAAGTTAGGCGATATCCGGATGTAAGTGATAGGTTCCTGTCGCCGCCAGTCCTGAACCTATCAGAAGGGAACTGCCGCAGTTGAGTGGTTTTCCTCTCAACTGAACTATTATAAGATCACTTTTTCTTTTTGTCAATCTTTTTCCTTCTTTTTAGTTCTTGTTTAACTGCCTTACCACCACTTCTATCAGTAATAAGTTTCTTAACTTCCTTCTTGGTTGGAGGACCGTCAGGACCATCATAAGATTGAAGAGTATATGTCTTTACTCCATCTTTCTCACTATAAGAACCAGGAACTGCGTGTGGAGGTGTTCCTGATTTTTTTCCTTCGCAAATTTCGTAGAACTCTCTGAATGTAAGCATTTTACTTGTCGTGATTTTTGTCAAACGGTGCCCAGTGCTCCCACTTATATTTATGAACTGCCCACATACCTGCTATGGGCAATACAATAAGAGAACCACTTAGAATACCAAGAAATACTGGATTGTTGAGTGCTGCTGCTACAAAGTGTGACATTATGGATTTGTTGGGTCAATACCAAGTTCATTTAAATAATCGATCCACCATTGTGGATCTTCTTGCGTTTTCCAATCAGGAACCTCAAGTCCCCTATCAGAATACCATTCCCAGAGTGCTCTGTCAATGGTCTGTGCTGTTTCAATAATTCTCTTTCTCTTCATCAACATCTGCATATGCGTCTGCCAAATAGGGTCCGTGTTCTCGTTTGGCATCTTCTCTGACATAATCGTTTTCAGAATTTACAGCAGCAATCCACACAGATAATTTCATTACTATGTAGATTATAACAACAGGTAAAAAGCAAGCAATAAGAATTAGTGATTTCATTCTTCCTCCTCGTCCCAGTATCCATCAAAAGGTTCTTGGCACATTTCTCTGTGCTTTAAAAACTGAATTGCTTGTTGAAGTTTCTTTTCGTCTTCTTCTGTAAACTTTTCTTCTGATTCCATCTTTACTAAAGTGTTATGTTTAGCCAAGAAAAGAGTGGTGGGATTACTCCAATAAGTCGAAGAAGACCTTCAGCAAAAAGAGCAAGAACAACCCAACCAACACACATTGAAATAATCGCAGCATTACGATTATGTCTTCGTATGGCATCATCAATCATCTCCTGTACTTCACTACGACTTACAAACTCGTCATGAGGTTCAATCATTCAGGAAAATCCTCTCCCAGTTCCGTTAAACGCTTCTCCCATGTTACTCCTCCTTCTTCCCCCCTGCAAGGGTTTATGCAGGTATCATCACCAAGTTTGTTACATACAAGACCAGCAAGATCTAATTCGTTTCCTTTCTTACCAGTTCCCGACCAATAGTGATCACCATTCAGCCAAGTAGCACCACACTTAGGGCATTCTTTCCTATCAAGAGATAGGTCGGACAGCTCTCTATTCTCCATCTTTGTACTCCTTAAGGAACTTCTCAAAATCGGTCGTATCCTTAATAAGTTGCCTCTTAAGTTTCCAACCCATCCACTTCATTTGCGTCCTTACAAATGCATATCGGATTTGTAAGTCAAGGTAAGCAAAGAGTCTCATGGTCTCATCATAACCTGCATAAGCAACTAATGCAACAAATGTCAGCATTAGAAGATAAAACCCTGCCATTTTATAATCCCATATATTCATATGTAGACATTAAATCATCTCTTAACATTTTAATGTCTTTGTTGTTACTAAACGGAAAGGGTGGGATTCGAACCCACGGTGCTACTAACACGGCAATTTTCAAGATTGCTACCTTAAACCACTCGGTCACCTTTCCAAGTTTTATCTAATCTCAAAGTCTAATTTACGAACTTTTCGATCCCTTCTTGCCTGTTGCCAAGCAATGTCTTCTTGAGTTAAGAAATTCTTTTTTCTTTCCTCTTTGTATAAGTTTAACATAACAACCTTAGATAAGTCAATACCTGATATCTGTTCTCCTCTTATTGTTGTCATATTAGGACAACCACAAGATATTGTTTTTGTGGGATGTCCCTCTAATTCTTTATTACAGTTCTTACACCTTACTCTTATCGTATCCATAATATATTCATTTGGAGTTATTCTGTTTTATTTATCATGGGAGCAGAGGGATTCGAACCCCCGACATTCTGCGTGTAAAGCAGACGCTGCTACCGCTGAGCTATGCTCCCGTGACCTCTGTCTAGGAATCGAACCTAGTTTCCAAGTGCGTTGTCCGCCTGTCCTTACCAATAGACTACCAGAGGTTATGGTAGGCGTTGGGGACTTTACCTATGTCCCCACTCTTTACATTCACTCACCCACAGAATACTAGGGATGAGGAGCGGTTTTGGCACCTACAGGTAGTTTGACCCTTTATATCACCCCAGACTAAGGAAACTACCAAATGGCATCTGGAGATCATGGCGTCTACTTAGTTAATCGCTAAGGACTACCAACTCCACAACCTGGATTCGAACCAGGGACCAAGTGATTAACAGTCACCGACTCTACCGCTGAGCTATTGTGGAATAAGAACCCAAAGGTTCAGAGCGAGTGACGGGGATCGAACCCGTGACAAGAGCTTGGAAGGCTCGCATGTTACCGCTACACCACACTCGCATTTGATGGAGTAAGTGTGATATACCTCATAAGGATATAACAGGGACTTACCCTCTATCACTTTTATATATGGAGATAAACTCCAACAGGCTCACCTGGAATCGAACCAGGGACGACCGCTTAGAAGGCGGTAGTTATATCCGCTTAACTATGAGCCCATAAGGACCCTCATATTCTAAGATAGAAGGTCGGTTTTGTCAAATCACTCTGCTGCAGTTTCTTCAGCAGGTGCTTCTTGGGTCTCTTCGGTGACTTCTGGTTCTGGAAGAGTTACACCAATCTGTGCAAGATACTCAATGGCACCTTGAACTTTAAAGAAAGTTTCTCTTGCGGATGAAGATTGTCCCTGAAGTTTTTCAATCTCAGCAGCAAGTTGTTGTCGCTGATTCAAAAGATTAGTAAGGTGTTCTTGTTGTTCAGTCATTGTTTGTAAAAAATTGCAAATTACAGATTTTATTTATGGAGTATCTATCTCTTGATTTCCAAAGTCTTGGTTCTCAAGACATATATACTCAATTTCTTTTTTCCCTTCTTCTGGGTTAATCCATTCAGAAAATTCTTCAGCAATTGCCACAGCATCGAATTGGGATTCAATATCTGATATATCTGATAACTGATGAATTCTATCTATTGACCAATCCACAACTTGCTTCACTGGTTCAATCTTCGCATTCATAGTAATCTTTTCGGAAGTATCTGTTGAGGATGTTGCTATTATAGAATGCTGGTTCTCCGTTGTCAAGTCTTTCTGTAAGGACTCCGTTGATAAAGAGTTGTCTGGTTTCTTCAAAATTGGTTTTTCCTTTTGTTTTATGGAGGGAGAGGATAGTCCGTCCGAATATCCCCTTTCCATAATTTTCCAAATCTTCTTTAAGTTCTGTACAAGACCCATAATAGTTTTTCCAGTCAGATTCTGATTTTACTTTTCGTTTCTTCCCCTTAGGCGTTCTAAAAGAGAAGAAGTATTTCCTTCCGACATATTTTCTGTTGTTGGACTTATTGGTAATGAGATAAACAAACCCAAAGTAGTCCCCAATATCGCTAGAAGTAAAAACCTCGCCATTATAAATCCAGGGATTGTCATAGGTTTCATCAGTAGTATAACTGCAACTCATTCACATAGTCAATAGCTTTGCTCAGATATTTATGAGCAAGTTCTTTCTCACGTGGAGTTGCATTTTCTGTGTCGATATGATTCTTGAGTTTATCAAGTCTTGATTTGAGTGTGAAAATATCCGTAAGACCAATCATTAGAAAAAGAGGAGTTATAACGCTCCTCTATCTATACATCTAAGGTAGTTATACCTACCCATTCTTTACAATAGTCATAATCTCCAAACAAATACTCATCATATTTTGCTGCTTCTTTATATGAATCTATACAATAATCCAATTCAGAAAGTCTTGCAATAGGAGTTAATGGTTCTATATCATCCATCTCCTCCCATATAGAAGATAGATCTTCAGAGTTTGAATCCTGAGAATGTGTTTGCTTTGACATCTTGCTTAATACCCCCAACAATGTAACTTTCTACTTCTGTTTCTTGTGGTGCGACCTGAAGTCCTTTAGAAGAAATCCAGTTCTGAGTCCAAGGAAGAGGGTTGTTATTGGCAGAAATATCATACTGAGGTTTCAGACCAATTGCTTTAATGCGGCGATTAGCAATCCACTCAACATACTGTTGAAGAAGTTTATCATTCAAACCAATCATAGATCCATCTTTGAAGAGATAGTCTGCCCACTTCTTCTCTTCATTTACTGCACGGTCAAACATAGCATAGACCCACTCTTCCTCTTCCTTAGCAATCTGCTTCATCTCAGGATCATCACCATCACGCCACTTGTTCAGAATGTTCTGAGTGATAGCAAGAT